GAATGACACAGTTGGCTCGAATGTTGATGGATCTAGTACAGTACCAGAAGACATTAGAGGGATATATGGGCAGTAGAATGCTGCTGCGTCCATTTCGCCGTCACCCTTGTATCCTACTAGGATTGGGGTAGCGTCAGAAGCGTACTGATCAACAAATACTTTCATAGTGTTGTTCAACATACCAACAAACTTAGTGTTAGTAGGTGCTTCAAAAGGACCTTCAGTAGTGCGTGCGAACGCTGAAGTAGTTGCAGATTGTAGTACAGTAAGCATAGTTGGTGAAACTACAACGTAGTTACCAGCTCCGCGACGTGTACGTGCTGCGATTAAGTTTGCTGCGCGGTTGATCAATACTGCCAATGCTGCATGCTGGTCACCAACGAAAGTCGCTGTTCCAGATACTGATGATTGGTCATATGTATCAGTTGCTGTTCCAGCTAGAGCGCGTAGAGAAGTAAGAACTTCCTGATCGATCTCTGCTGTGATTTCTTGTGCTAAAGCTTGCATGATTTCAGCTTCAACGTCTAGACCGTGCATTGAGTTAGCATCCTGTGCTGCTTCAAAAGTCCAACGAGCTGACAACTTACGTGTCTTCGCTTCAACAGTCTGCTTCAATACTTGGATTGAAAGCTTACGACCAGCTGTTGCTTCAAGTGCTGAAGTAGCTGATGGTCCACCAGTTGCTGCATCACCAGAATAGCCTTTTGCAATTGCGAATGGAGACAATGCCTCATCGCCTGCTGCTACGCCTGCTGCGCCTTCAGAATAACGCACACGTAGTGTGTGAATTTGTCCTACTGGACCAGTCATTGGCTGAACACCAACTAATTCGTTAGCGATTACAGTTGGCATTACACGACGAATTACAGGTAAAATTACCTTGTTCATAGTTGCAATGTTACCAGCCATAGTTGACCCTGTTGCTGCTGATTCTGTTAAGTAGTTCTTAGTGTTTTCTAGCACTGATTCCATTACAGATTTCTTGTTGCCTGTTAGGCCGTCGGTTAACGCTTCTTTAGTTACGTTCCAGTTTTCAAATAAATTTTGTGACATTTAGGTATACTCCTTTTTAGCCTATACCAGCTAATTTTTTAAGGCTAAGAATCTCAGCATCACGTTCAGAAGTTTGACCGTGTACTTGAGGTTTATCACCTGTAATCTCGCTAGTGCGGGACTCATTAAGTTTTTGCGTAGTGCGTGTTGTTGAAACAGTTTCATTCAAAACCGTACCAATATACTTATCATATGCTACTGTAAGCTTGCTTGTAGCAACACTTTCAAGTAGATTAGACATCAACTCACGCTTGTCCTTCGACAAGGGCTTCAATAAATCAGCCATTACATTATTACGTTCGGCACGTTCATTAACACGCTTTAGCTTTTTGTTTGTTGATTCAATTAATTCTTCTTTTTCTGAAATAGTAGATGTTGATTCCGCTAGTGCGTCCTTCATATCTAATAATTCACGGCTCAATTTTGATACCTGTGTACCTTCGGCTAAGTGCGAAGACATAAATTCAGTTGCAAAAGTCTCAAAGATTTTACGTCCAAACATGTTTTCTTTAGCCAGCATGATATCTTCTTTAAGAACACTCAACTCACTAGTCACTGTTGTTTCAACAATGTTAGCCAATTTAGTGCTTGCCTTTAAGATGAACTCACGCTTAGTTTCAGCGATCATTTTCTTACCTTCTTTTACCAATTTAACTTTCTCTGTTAAAAGAGCCTGTTTATCTTGGTGGAAATCATTAAGTTCAGTAGTTAGTTGTTCCATTACGAAATCTTCTAGCTTCTCAAAGTTACCTTCTTGAAGTTTACGATCATCGCGTAATTCTGTAATTTCTTTCTTTAAAGTTTCCATTACAAAATTGTCCAGCATCTTAGCATGTTCAGCAATTTGACGATTGTACGCCACTTTTGCTTCTACCGCTGCTTTTTTATCTGCTGCGAACTCGCGTAATTCCGTTGTAATTGTATCTGTCATCATTGCGTCTAGTGCTTCCACCATCTGCCCTTTGTCAGTTTCATAACGATTTGCGAATTCTTCACGTAGTTCAGTAGTAAGTTCTTCACGTGCTTCATTTAACTTAGTTTCCCAAGCTTCCGAAAGTGTAGAACGTACTTCTTCTGAAAGAACTTCTGAACTTAGGAGTTGTTCGATTGCATTTGCCATTAGTTTCTCCTAATATCTAGGTTATTAATCATTTTAAGTACCTCTTCCTGGAGATACTTTTCGGCTTTTACATCGTGATTGATAGCTCTTGCAACGTCCATGATAATGTCGCTGCGATTGCCATTCATGATAGCTTCGTATAATGGATCAGGATACGCGTTCGGTGCACTCGGATTAGCAACAATATCAACTGTTACAATCTCAAATTCCGATACGTTTCCGTTATCTCCTACGTTACCGCTACCTCGCGATGATACGCCTAATTTCACACCGTTGTCCAACAAAGTCTTACATATGTTGCCCATCGGTGTTGGTAATAATTTTAGCTTGCCGTAACCATCAGCACCGTCCATCCACATCTTTTCAATGATATGAGATACACGATCTAGATTTACTTGTAAATCTTCTGGATGATCCGCTTCGCCCAACACTGAATATCCACCTTGAATCTTCTCTTGAACAGAATTAACTGCTCTACGAATCTCAGATGATGGATATACGCGTTGATTTTGGTTGCGTGCGTCACCTTGAACAAAGATACCTTCCATATACAAGTCCTTGCCACCTTTGCCGTTATCCACAGCTTCAGTAACAATGTTTGCTTGATCGAAAGTTAAATGTTCATTCAGTGTATTGCGCATTTTTATTGCTTCTTACCGCGTTTCTCAGCACCATGACCGCGAGTTTCTGGCTTCAATGAAGCGCCTTCGCCTGGATGTGTTACACCCATGTCTTTTGCTGTTGTGTCAGATAAAGCACTGTTAGAGCCTTCTGTACTTTTAGAGCCAGTAGGAATAACCTTTCCGCCCATATCATTCTTGCCTAGTGTAGGTGATGCTTTACCGTCATCGCCTGCTGGCATATCAGTTGGGTGAATTGCATTCTCTTTACCAATTTTGGTAAGATCTGCTGCTTCTTCTAAATCTTCAAATTCTTCATCGTCCATTTCTGGCTCAATGTCCGAAGCGAAATCATCAGCAGGAACTTCGTCAGATAATCCAGCGTCTTCTTCGTCGCTAAACTCATCTTCCATGTCGTCGCCCATTAACTGTGCGAATTCTGCTTTAAGATCTGCAAGCGCATCTTCAACACTTAACATAGCATCTTCAATTCCGCCTTCAACTTCAGGTTCCATATCCATGTCTACGTCAGTATCGCCGTCTACATCAAATTCATCATCAGATGCAAGTTCAAATTCTTCTTCACCGGCAACGGCAAATTCATCTTCTTCTTCATCTTCCATTGCATATGCTTCTTCAGCTGCAACTTCTTCTTCAAAGTCATCGACATCTTCGTCGAAATATGACTCTTCTAAATCTTCTTCTGAAATGTCATCTTCAACAATTTCATCCTGCTCAACAAGACCTGACCAAATTTGGCGAGCCTTGTCTACGAATGCCTCATGTAATAAATCAGATGCCTTAGCACCTTCTCCGTTTACTAGGCTCTCAATGATCTTTGAATAACGATCTTGTGCGCTCATTTTATATTCTCCGTTTAATAAAAATATTTAGACTTACTCCATAAACATTTATAGAATAGTCTATTACAGTAGTATTTAATACTTATATGCTATAACTAACCAAAAACGCTATTAAAACAGCGTTTTTGTAAATTATTACTCTTCCGATGCTCTACCGTACATCTCTTTATTCACTTCTTGTTCACTTTCGTACTCTGCTTTCGCTAGCTCACGCTTGTTACGTATTTTATTTAGGTGTCTCAAAGTGAGTCGTGGACGACGTGTATCGTCTATTTCCCACTTGTCATTATCATTCCGTTCGTCAATTGCTAGTTCATTAAATCTCATCATCCATCTCCTCTGATCCACTGATCGGGGATTCTTCTGAATCCATATCACCGAAATCCTCATCTCCAAAATCATCATCTACGTCAGTTGCTTCAAATCCATCTACGTCACCTGATCGTAATCCAATTGCGCCTAAATCACCAGAAGGTTCACTACTAGTTTCACCTGTTCCGTTTTCTTTGCGCCATAACATCTCATTCTCAGTCATCTCGGCTTCACTTAATCCTAAATATTTCTTTAGAATGAACTGTCTACTTAGATAATCAACGCCGTCCATGCTTGCAAACAATGCTGCTCTTGCGCTATCTAATTCAATTTCACGATACTTACTGAAACTTTGTGGCTCTACGAAGTGCAAATCAAACAAGCTACTTGTCACATCAATACCACGGTGCTTCAAAAACATCTTAAATTCATTGTCCAATGCTGGTTGCATAACCAATTGAATTCGTTCACAGTACTTACTGAATCTGAATTCTTGAATTAATGCTGTTCCAACTCGTCCATCATTATGTGTTGCTGTTCCATCGTCGCCACCAGTAGGCATATACGAACTAGGAATTCTCAGTCCCCTCAACAATTTATTGTTGAAGTATTTTAAATCATCAATCTCGCCTAAGTTATCACCACCTGGCAATACTTCTACTTTAGATCCACGACCCTCTGCTGTTTGTGCAAAGAAATAATCTTCCATTATAGATAACGGATTGTATGCAGCGTCTACTACATTCGTGCCGCCACCGTTCTTATTAGGAATTCTCGTTTGGTGAACTTCATTTTTAACTCGCTCAACAAATCCCATTGCCTTATGTGCTGGCATGTTACCGACATCAATGTAAAATACTCTTCGCTCAGGCGCTCGTTGAACACGGTAAATAATAATAGAATCTTCTAACAATTCCTTTTGCTTATATACCTTAAATACAGATTCAAGTATACTTTGTCCAAAAGGCCAACTAGCAGACATGCCATCTGTCATTGCAATATGAACAACATGCTTACCATCAACTGCAAATTCTTCAACCGATCTGCCTAAAATTCCACCACTTGCTCCTGCATTATTAGAAGTCGCATTGGTGTATCCCGGCGATGCATGTAAATCGGCATTTTGTGTATTTCGTGTATCAGTCAATACCGAATCATGTAAATTGAGACTGATATTTTTCATTATATACTGATCAATCTCTTTACCATTTGATTCATTTACTATCGCCTTAGTAACATCATCTGGTGATACCCAATATAACTTAAAGGTTTCCGGATCTCGTACGAAGAAATGATCACCATACTTTATAGACGAACGAACAATATTAAATGCTCTTCGCTCAAAGTCGTTGATGTTACACCACTGTTTCAATGCAGTAGACAGCGCAGACACTTCCGCATCGGTAGCTTCCGATTTGTAAAATATGTCAAACGGCAATCTTGTATCAACGTTTGTCTGTGTGCTAAATTCCGCAATCGTATCTAACGCCGCGTTAATTTCCGAATCTTGGTCCATCTGATCATATTGCGTGTATCGTTCTGTACGGTTTGGCATTCCAGAATATACTTCTGGGAGCCAACTCTGCCACCTAGACTGCTTCGTCTGCTGACCAGCTTGATTCATGTTATGCTTCTGGAAATGTTTCTTCCAACTCATAGTAAATTACCTTTTAGTTTATCTTGATAGTATTTATGCTTTTTATTTTTCACTACCT